CAATACCAATACCAATCAGTGCTCCAACGACTGGTATTCTTTTGAATGCCTTTGAGAATAAACCCAATCTCTTGGCACCTTCTTTTCCAAAAAGTTTTATGGCAGCTCTTTGTGGTACTCTAGAAACACCTCTTGAAAATGTGCTTGTAACACCTTTAGTAGCACTGGTTGCTCCCTTGGCAGCTGCCTTAGCACCTTGTGTTAAAGCAGCATTATTGATTTTCTTTACAATATTCTCAGCAAAGTTATAAACACCAGTTCCCAGTTTACCAAATGCCTTAGAGAGGAAACTCCCAACAGCATCAATTCCTTTTGCTATTCCCTTTCCCACTACTTTAAAAGCAGGTTTGAATACATTGACAAGTGCTTTTGTGGTGCTCTTAAATGGATTAGCAAGTGCTGTGATGCCCCATTTGAGGAGACTCATTCTATTTTCAAAAGACTCACCAAATTCTCCAAAGAATGATTTTATACCATCAAAGTTTTGAATGAAAAGGGCAGCAAGACCACCAAGCAATGTGTTCAGAAGATAATCAAAAATATTAAACTTCTTTGCTATTCCAACAACTCCCCCAACAACACCTAATGCCTTTGATCCTTTCTCTAGTTGTCCTTCTCTCCCCTCTCTTTTTGCTTTCTGTCTTTCATTAAATCTCTTCTTTGCGTTATCTTCTTTTTGACTATATTGCGCCTTGACAACTTTATCTAAAGCACTAGTCACTCCAATAATATTATCAAGTCTTTGAGTCAGTTTTTCATAACTGACATTCCCTCCTTCTCCACCAATAACCTTTGCTCTTTCTGGTCTGAGACTTCCGCCAGAAACAGTTTTTCCCATATATGTCTGAGAAGGTTTAACTATTGCTTTGTTTTGAGTTATTTCTGTTCCCTCTCTTTTTACCAGAGCACCCCCTTTCTTCTTCTTACCTTTACCAGTAACAAAATTCTTTGCTGTATCAAATGCCTTATTCTTGACTGCGTTTTTAACAGTGCTTCCTAGTAATGCTCTTCCTGCTCCAAGTAATGCTGGTAACATCTATCTTACCCCGCAATATTGTAGATTGATTTGATAACAAGCATCTCAAAATTGTTAGCATCAATTGCTGAGAATGCTGGTATTCTCCTTTGATTGGCAGAGGAACCAGCAGTAGCTGCTGATTTTTCTGGTGCCCCAGTAGGAGCATACACAACCTTCACATTTGTTCCAGACGAAGATGGAGCAGATTCAATTAGATTGAAAGATTTATTTTTATTCTGAGGTGATAACTTAACCCCATCCCCAGACTGTCTACTTCTTATCAATGCGTTTCTTACTTCTTCAACTGTGTGTGCTGTTCTATTTCCTGAACCATACTTTGATAATCCAGTGTCAGGATCAGGAATAGAAGCAAATTCTAATGATAATGCCTCCATTGCTCCGTGTAGGTCATTACTTCTACCTGAGAGATAAGCACCAACTCTTGGTCTCTTGGTTGTTATCAAAGCCATTCCAAGCTTATCCTGATTATCAGGAGAGAACATATCATCTCTACTTAGTTTTGCTGCGCTTACTGCTCCTGGCATTGTTCCAGGAATGATCTGATACTTACCAGCAGCAAAGATTCCATAGTCACTGACTTGAGGATTGGATTTGTTCATCAGATATGACTGTCTATCCATTATTTCACCAATTGTCATATCAGTCAAATTTTTTCCAAGTTTGGAGGAAGCATTGTGTGTGCTACCAACAATCCTATTACCTTGTGTTCCCTGGTTCATAGAGTTGTATCCACCTTCACCTGAACCAATGAAGTCAAGAATACCACCACCCTCAAATCCCATAACCTTACCCTTCTTGGGTTTGTTTGTTCCACCAGCAGAGGCATTCATAGCAAGGAGATTATCTCTACCATACATATCACCTGCTTTATTGCTCATCACAACCTCACCAGGAGACAGTGCTACAAGTTGTGTATCCTTGCCCATTCCTGATATCAGACTTCCAGTTTTGCTATTAATTAAACCACCACCCACCATTCCAGGAACTTCTGTTTTCTCCTGTGGCAATTCTAGTGTAGGTATTTGTGGAACTGGTATGGGATTTAAATTGGGCAGAGATATTCCTTCCTGCCCAAATAAAGAAAGAGCTTTGTTTATGTTTGATTCTATTGATCTCAAGGCATCATCAAGTTGACCTATCAATAAATTGAATGGTTGAAGTATGAAATCAAATACTGTCTTCAAGATAGAGTTTAGTACTCCAATGATAGCATTAATAGCACCTTTCCAGGTCCTCTCAAATACACCAGCAGGATCTCTAAGTATTTCAATAATTCTAGAAATAGATCCACCCATCAAAGTGTTGATAATAAAGTCTTTGATAACATCAAAGATGCCCTTTGCTGGTTTCGCTATCTTCTCTGCTGTAGTTTTTACTTTATCGGTTTCATCCTTTCCTTCTAACTTTGCTTCCCTTCCTGCTTTCTTTGCTTTTTCTTTTTCTTTGCTTTCAATTTCACTCTCCTTTTTATCAAGCTGATATTGCTTGGTCAAAGTATCCAAAATACCTTCAAGGTTCTTTTCAATGGTTACAAGACTTGGCGCAAGAACAGTTTTAACAAACTGATCCTGCTCTTCGCTTTTCTCTTCCTCATTATCAATGGCAGCAGGTAGAGCTCTTAGACCACCTCTTCTCTTTGATGCTCTGGTCTTTGCCGTAGTTGCTGCTCCAAAGAAAGCATCTTTCTTTATAGCACTTTTCTTTACTTTAAATCTACCAGTCTTTGACTTGACTCTTTTAAACTCTTCAGTGACAAGTTCTACTTCTTCAGTGGGTATAGAGCTATCACCCATTCTAGCAGCAGCCACTCTTTCTCTGAGAAGAGTTTTATATGTAGAGTAGTCAATATCAGTTACATCCTCAAGACCAAGAAGTCTAAGGATCCTTTCATCTATTCTTTCATCTACTATATTATCTTCTGTATCTTTTTTTCTTAAAGCAAGCGCAGAGGATCCACCACCCCTAATACTATTCAAAAGATCATCTAAACCCTCTGGAATTTCATCCATTCTGTCTTGCCTTTGCTTTTTGTTCTTCTTCCTCTAAATGTTGCTTCAGAAGATCCACATAAACATCACGTTCCCACGGAATAAGATTTTCAATCTCCGTTAATGAATATTTATGGTACTGGATTAAGGCAAAATTGAGTTTATAATAACCCTCAAGATCCATATGGATCATGCCTATGCGAAAAAACTGGATAAGCCCTCCAGAACCACTTCACTTTTTTTCTTTGTCTTTGGATTGGTGACTTTGATTGTATGAGAAAGTTTAGGCATTGTATTGAAGAACTTTTCAATCTCTTTAAACTGAATTGAGTTCATCTGTTCAAGGAATTCAGTAACCTCATCCTTACTTACATCATCAGTTGACCAAACATCCTCTTCACTATAAATCTTTTCAATACAACTTCCAATCAATTCAAATGATTGATTGATGTCTGTATCACCACCAAAGTCAAAATTGTTTTTGATAAACTGATCAAGAGATGGATACCTCATTTCCATCATCAGTGTATCATCAATTTTAATTGTCTTTGAATGATCATCATTCTGAACCACTTTGATATCATCAAGGTTGATTTTGACAGGGATCTCTGTCTCACCGTCATCAGGTGCCACAATATTCAATTCAACCTCTTCACCAACAGACTTACCTCTGATATTAAGGAAAAGATATTCAATATCAAAAGTAGGAAGACTCTCTACCTTAATGCCTTTAGTAATAATACAACCTTTAATGACAGAAGTAATTGCGTTTGTAATTTGTTTTGTATCTTCACTCTCTAATGCAAGGACCAATAACTTTTCTTCTTTTACAAGAAATGGTCTATACTTAATTGTCTGATTAGTAGAAGGCAATACCAACTCATAAGTTGGTGTAGCAATTTTTGGTAAAGGCATAACAACCTATAGATTATTTCAGTGTGATTATTTATTAGGCAATTCCAAATGTATCTGCGAAGTCTCTTGTGATTCCCCTGTTTTCTGCTTGTGTTCCTGATCCAGTTAATCCAAAATTTACAGGCTGCATAACACCTGATACAGTGCTAGTAGTTGCTTGATCCAGAAGTCTTTCAAAGTCTCTTTGTGCTTGAAGTATTCTTTCAGGACTGCTGCTTGCAAGATTTTGTTTTGTATATCTCACATAAGAGAATGAAACTGTAGCTTTCAGTATTTCACTTTCATCATATCTTACTGGAATAGCATTCATTGAGATTGGAAATGCATCTATGAATCTATAGAACAATGCATTGTCTGCTATATTCTTTTCAAACTTTGTGACAAAAATGTCAGTCTTATATGTGTTTGGGTAAGACATTCTATATCCAGTTTCTTTACTATTATATGAAGAGTATGGTGCGGTCTGTCCCATTCCAGTAATAAAGTTTATCCAACCATCAAAAAAATCAATGACTTTATAATCTTTATCAACATAGAATGTCATATCTATAACATCATCATATATTCTTCTATATGCCATTTTTTCAGTCACACCCATAAAGTCAGATGTGATATCGTGAGTTGCCAAAGAACTACCTGGTAGTGTTGTATCACTACACAGCAAATCAATATCTCTACCTTCCCTTTGGTATAAACCTCCAAGTGATCTATCAACATCCCTTGGGGGTTGAACTTTGACTTGATAGACTGAGGTTTGAGCAAGATTCATAATCTTGCTCTTCAATGCTGAGGTTCCAATACTATTTGGCTTTGGTCCTGCCATCTATAAATAGGCGTGATTACTATTACTATGTATGGCGGAAAGCATAAAGTCAATTTATAAACCGTCTCACCCTGAAAAGTATCAAGGAAATCCAAACAATATTGTCTGCAGAAGTAGTTGGGAAAGAAGATTTTGTCAATACTGTGACACCAATCCCAACATACTCAGATGGGCATCTGAAGAGTTTAGCATTCCTTATGTGTCTCCTGTAGATAACAGAGTTCACAGATACTATCCTGATTATTTGATTGAAGTGAGAGAGACTGGTGGTGCGGTTAAAAAGTATGTGGTTGAAGTTAAACCAAAAAAGCAGACACAAGAACCAAAGAAACCTGCTAGAACAACTAAAACATACATCAATGAAGTAAGGACCTATGCAGTCAATCAGGCAAAGTGGAAAGCAGCAACTGAATTCTGTCTTGATAATGGTGTTGAGTTCAAAATTATTACAGAAGACGAGCTAGGCATCAAACAGTATGGAACAAGAAGAGTATCTAGAAAGCGACACAAATAGATTAGAATATGTAGTTGATGATATTATCAACTTACCAGATGCTGATGACAGAATGCTTGCTCTGACTGAGGTACTCAGAGAAGTTGAAGTGGTTCCTGATGTTGGTAGGTATTATACATTCATATATCAACCCAAGACTCCTAGAATAGAATATGATCAGTTCCCATTGATTGCTTGTATTGGTTTATTCAAGTGGGGATTCAGAGGTATTAACTATCACTGGGCAGCAAGAGGTGCTGATCCTTATAGAAATTACACCTGGCAAGAAGTGATTGGCAATCTTCATGTTGTCTATCCACTAGAACTGAATGATGCTAGGTCTATTCCATATCAAAGCTTCAAGATAAATAACTAAAAATATTGTCTGATGGCTCAACATCAAATATCCAACAAGTTAATTTTTTATGGTGTACCCACAAAAATATTAGTAAATACTGAAACTGGTCAGGCAGAAGTATTTGCTGATGAAGGTATATTTGGTGACACAAAAATTGCAGAAGTTGGTGCTAACAATGAATGGGTAGTAACAAATAAAGCAGCTCTTACAAAGAAATACAATAATGCAAATGGAAAAAATGCATCAGAAAGTGATGTAGAAAAATATTTTATTACTCAAAACCAAGGAGTAAAACAATACAATAATGAAAGAGCATCAATAATAAACAAAAACTCTCCAATTGATACTAAAACGTACCTTTCCACTAAAGTTAATCCAGTTCCTGGAATAGTTAATCCTACCTCAGGTGTTCAGTCAAATCAAACAGAACCAACAGTAGCACCAACTCCACCTGCCACAAACAGTGATGGTAATAAACCACAAAGTCCTAGTGGTATAGAAGAACCAAACACTCAACCAACTGAACCTGGATTAACACAAACTGATGCTTTTACAGATGTCACACCAGATGGAGTAGCAGCATCTTTCTCACCTTCAAAACAAAATCTCAGATATCCACTTTCAATTCCACCTGGCATACCATATGACTTTATAAGAATATCAGCATACAAATATGTTGCTGGTGGCCTTCAATTTGGTGAAGGTAGAACAAATATTGAAGATAGATTTACTAATCTAATCTCCACAGTCACATTACCAATGCAACCTAATCTCTCTGAGTCTAACTCAGTAGATTGGGGTGGTGACAATCTTGATCCCATTAGAGCAGCTCTTGCTGGTCTCTCCATTGGTGCTATGACATCATTACAAACCATGAGTCTGCAA